ATAATGATCTAACTTTTTGTAAATCTGTTACTTCTTTATAAAGTATCAACAATTCCAACCTCCTTATTTTTATATATTATATTCTTTACTCTGCTCTGCTCTACTCTGCTCTGTATCATTACAATTTTGTAACAGTAACATAACAGTAACATTACAGTAACATCACTCATCAATATCGTGTCCATGTAAATCTTTCATTATTTTTTTATACTTTTTTTGTGATGCTTCTTCTGCTTTTCTTTGTCTATATTCTTTTTGTCTTTTTGCATTCATCTTTCTGTACTTATCTAATTGTGAATATTTATCTTCCCAATCATGTACAAAATATCCAGATTTCTTTTTATCTATAAATCCAGAATCTACCATTTGTTCTAAAAGATCCACACCATCCCAAACTTCATTTTTTAGAAGTTCAGGATGTGGAATATAGCCCGGTTTCTTACCAAACTCAAAAGAATATGCCCAAAGTTTGACTAAAGCACCAACTGCCTCCATCTGATTTAAACCATTGGATTTAGCGAACTGAATCAATTTAGGATTTCTTAAAAACGATATATCTACTTGTATCCAAGACATCACTCTCCCTTATCATTATCAATTTGTGATAATGTTACAAGTTCTTGAATTTTATTCTTGATACTTTCCATGTTATTTATAGAAACATCATTTTTAGACACACCCATCTCTCCAAGTGCTTGAGCAGTATATGATCTTGCAGATTCTAGATCATTACCAACCGCAGCCATTGCGAAATCTTTAATATTGTTCATAATGTGTTGTTTTGAGTTTGTTACATCCTCAACCTCTAAACCATTATCCTCCATATCTTTCACAATGTTTTTATCTTTGTTTGGATACCCCTCATACTTGAATTTAACCGAATCCTGCGGCTTATTTGAGGTTTTAGGCGGCTTTTCTGGAGTTTTATCCTTACTTGGTACAAATCCCTCCATTTCTTCATATAAAGGTTTTTCAGAGAATAAAACTCTTAAACACCTCCCTCTTGCAACCGATTCTGCCTTTTCTAGTTTCTTTTCTTTTGTTATGTTTTCTGCACCATATCCGGTACATTTCACAATATCTTCTTCTCCAAGATAAAGACTTGCTTTGAAGATAACCTTATCTCCAACCATTGTTTCCAACTCTGTAATAAGTCTTGATTCTGGATATTCCTCATTTAATCTTTTTATTAGATCATCTACCTTTACATAATCTTCTAAAAAATTCGCCATTACTTCCTCCTTTTACTTATGAATTGAAGATCGTTAGATCCATCCCAACTCATATTATTTTCCGCGTAATACTCTGCGATTTGAAAACCATGATTAGTTTCTATCTCATAGATTTTCTTACCGAAAATATTACTTTTATAACTAAATTTATAGATCCAAGTATGTTTGTTTGTATATCTTGGACTATATGGACAATCTCTGTAAACCATTAGAACATATTGTCTTTGGTAAGAGTTTCTCCTCTTTGTAACCTACTCATCCAATCTGTTCTATCTAATCTCTTTTCTGATACCCATAAGGATATATAACAAAGAGTTAGTATGAACGATATAAATCCATAGATGACAAAGAATAAATAGATCCATTCTTGAATCATCATTGTTCAACCTCCTTTATTTAATTCCTTTCCAATCTTTTGGAAGATTAAAATTTTTTATTATTCTTTCTCTTATTTTATATTTGTTTTGATTCCACCATTGTAATTGTTTTGTTATTGCCATTTAGTTTGCATCCTTTCGTGAAATTTTCCATATTTGAAAGAACTGTTTTTTTTACTTTTAGCTTTTCGCCTTTGTGCTCTATTCATATCAACCTCCATAATTAGATTATATACACAAAAATAAAAATTTGTCATCAGTTTTGTAAAAAATTGTCAATTATCTAATGTACAATTGTTTAGACAAAAGTACAGGAAAACTCCCTTATTTATACGATATGAGTTATCAACCTCCTTGTACTTAAAATAAAAGAGGAGATCTACGAAGATCTCCTCTTTTTTTATATGAGAATCCCAAAAGTTTTAAGCTATTGCTAGTCTAAAATCCTTTAAGTTCCTGATCTAAGTCTAACAACTTTTCATCATTTTTCTCTTCTAAGTATTCAATCAAATCAGATAATTCATAATAGAATATCTTTAAAAGATTACGAATATCTAACTTAAATTGTACCCAAGTTTTACTCAAGCATCCTCAAATGGTTGCTTATCTTTATTTTCAACAGAAACATCCTCAAAAGTTTGTTTCGGTTTATATTGTTCTAGCCCATTCTGAAGAACAGAAAGTGCGCTTGTTAAAAATGCAACACCCACTAATTCCATAACTTGTGCGTCTATGATTCCTGTGGAATTAGCAAGATACAAACTTATAGCAGATTGTAAACCTGTTCTAAACGCTTTATTCAAAACGAACAACCAATATTGTTTATTTTTCATATTTCTCCTTAATCTACTTGTAGTCCTTTTAAGATCCAAGCTTTTCTAAGAGCTGTTAATTCTTTTTTAATCTGTTGAAGTTCTTCCAATACATTATCTTCTGATTTTGGTTTAGATACTGTTTTTTGTTGATCTATCTTTCCATCATAATCAATATATTTGATCGTAACTTCTTCTCCTGATTCTACAACAGGAGCAACAATCTTATATACCTCTGTATATGCATCTGTTGATCTTCCAATAAAATTATCCTGTGAAGTTTTTCCTAGTAAAAGGCAACCTGCGGTATCGCCCTCATCATTGCCGATATGCAGCAAGATTTCGGTAAATCCAGGCACCTCCATTACTTTTAGCATCCCAATATGCCATGAAAATTTCTTAGAATAACGCGTGTGAAAACCACCAACTTTTTTCAAAGATAGTTTGTATTCGCCTGCTGGTATTCTTGTTTCGCCTGCTACTTTTACTGTTCTTGCTTCATCTTCTAATGTGTATGAAAGAAATTTGCGTGTGTTGTTGGACACATCAAAGAGGATTCCATTTGTGAAATCATCAGAACTGTTAAATCTTAATACTTCAAGTTTCATAATTTACCTGATAACATTTATTTTACTCCACTTGTCCTGTCCACCCAAAACTAAGGTAAGGATTCCTGATTCACTATTTCCACCATAAACATTATCAAACCATTGTGATCCATTGTCTAAACTTGGTGCAGTTGCTATCATTCTTCCACCTCCTGCATCAAATACTGAAAAACTATGGAAATGCCCCATTAATAAAACATCTGTATCTGCAACCATTGATCTAGCTAAAGATTGATTAGCTAACCATGTTTGAGATTTAGCTTGATGGTTTGCACCTCGCCTCATTTGGTGCCCATGTGCTAAGGTAATCACAGTATCATACATTTCAAAAGTAAGAGATAAGTCATTTTCTGGAATAATAAAGTTTAGTTTCTTTTTAAACGCTGGAGATTCCTTAAATATTTCTGATAACTCTTCTCCTAACATAACATCTTTATTATCTCCAAATGTTGTGTAGGATTTACCATTTTTACGCTGCTCGCCATGATTGCCAGCTATAAAAGCAACTGTTCCTTTATCAAACATTGGTGTTAATTCTTTAATCATTGTATAAATCATTCTTCTTGCTACTTTTTGTTGTTGCCTAGCGTCCAAAACTGTTGTAAATTCTTGTTGTGGATAAAAATCACTGCAGCCTTCTACAATATCGCCTAATCCAGCGAATAATATCTCTGATATTGGCTCTGTTTTTCTAATATCTCTTATTTCTTGTTTGATTTTAGGTATTGCATTCATCCATTTTTCTACTGTTTTCTCTGTACCCTCTTTACCGATTTGAAGATCAGAGATACACACACAATACACCTTTCCTTTGTCTAATTTTTTCTTTTGATAAGGTTTTATCTTCTTTGTTGTTCTTAAAAGTTTTTGAAAGTCATCATCATCCATAAATTTAGCTGATGAAACTATTTTTGCTTTGAAATAGTAGAATCTTTCTACTTCGCCACCCCCCATGTTACTATCCCAAAAGCGTATTTCTGCAGTTCCGGGCAAGACTTCGTACTTATAAGCATCTTTTCCAAAGTATGATTCTAATTGTTCTTTCCAATCTACATTGTTTGATTTTTGTGGAGATGAGATTATCTCTCCGGATCTTGTTTTTTCTGAATACTGTATTCCTGGCTCATAACCCTGTGGATGTATTCTTTTTGCTCTTTGATATGGAGATCTGTCATAAACAGTCTTTTTAAATTTTTCTAGATCACTTGATTCTGCCATACCTGTAATCCCTAAAATATCTTCTTACTGTGTTGTAATGTAGATGTGAAAATATTTCATATTTATCTACAAGATATTGTGCTGCAATAGTATCAGATATGTTTTTTTCCTCTGCTTCTTTTGCAATTTCTAGAAATATATTTTTAGCTTCTTCATTTTTAAGAATATATCTCATTTGGGCTTTATGACCTGATACGCCACCCTGTTTTTTTGTAAAATCTTCTAAAGATTCCATGCGGTTAGTATAACCAAAAATTAGTAATTAACTAGGTTTTGAATCTTTTGATTTTTGGTATCTATGTGTAAAAACATTTATCAAACTAAATTTATCTTTAGCTATTATTCTTTGATAATGTTTTTCTTCCTCTAATAATTTATATTCTATTTGTAAATTTTCTTTTTTGTATGGAACAACTAGAGCAAGTGGTTGCCCTCTTTTTATCAAAATTTCATTTTTATCACTTGTAATATTTATTTGTATATTTAGTTCAAATATATTATCAAAACTTTGTATTCCATAGTTTGCATGAAAATCTTTGTTAAATTCATAAGGAACAGGTAATAATTTTAAATAATAACCTTTAGGAGCGAACACAACATAAGGTAATATTATTTTAAAAACACCTTTAATGTTGGAGTTTTTTGGTAGATGATCTACAAACTGAATATTTCCATGATATTGAACTTCTCCTGTATCATATACTGTTTGATAATTGATTGGTGTTTTCCATTCAAAATTTTCGTTTTCTAAAGATAAATAATAATCTGTGGGCGCAGGAATTATATATCCCTCCTCAAAAATTTCCATAAATGATGGGCATTGTCTAACTGTTCTTGGTTTAAAAATTTTACTTAATATTGGTTTTTCTTTATCAATCTCATATTGTAGTTTTATATTTTTATACCAACTAGGAACATAGTTTTTTGCATGTTGAGGTAAAAGATCTTTGTTATGAT